GTGATACAGACGTCCAAGTAGCAGTTGAATGTGTAATCGCAGTCCACGAAGCAGAAGATAAAACCTGAGCAACCCAAGTCGCCGCCGAATGAGTTATCTTCGTCCACGAGACAGTATTCCCGACACCACCCTCAATCAATAAATCTTTTATGTTTATCCGTGCCATTATATCTTCTGTGACATTCCGTGTCTATGAATATTTTTTGTAGGTCTGCCATTCATCTTCGTTTCGTCACTCTCAAACTTCCATATCTGCATTAAGTCAAAATTGCCAATCTCTCTCGCCGCATAGTAAGTCGCCCTGTCCCTAACCGCCTTAACCAATTCCTCAGGCATTCCAATCTCATTCGTCATCGTAGTCGAAAGAACCGCAGGATAATAAATCTTTGCATCAATTCTTATTACTTTACTCGACTGACTCGGAACAGGATATAAAAATAGATACTTTGCACCGGCAGTTCCATACATTCTGACTGCATAATAATCTGGTGTTCCCTCGGACACATCCTCAGAATCAGCCACATGTTCGTCAAACATCTCATTATAGTCCATTCGCTCAACATTCTCGCCGTCATACCATACCTGCTCAATAGACTTTATGTCAGAATCCAACCCATAACTCATCTGTCCGTCAACCGAATTTGTAGTCCTTGTTTCTATCAGCCCTCCATTGTCCTCAACAATCGCCTCTATTGCCTCGTTAACGCATCTTAATGCCATAGTGTCAGTAAACTGCCTCTTTTCTAAATCTTTCAACCTGAGGCGAATATCGTCTATTATTTGCTTTGCCGTAGTCATGTTATCTCCTTGCTAATTCTTCTTCTGGTGTAAGCATTCCATACATATCGTAAAGTTTCTTTCTCATTCTCGAATAATGATACTTGCCTTCTTCTATTTCGTTGTCCTTAACCTTTGCTCTTTCCAATGCTCCGAGTGCTATCAGTTCGTGCATGGTGTCAAGGATGTCCGGCGTATCGGAATCTGCTGAAAGTTCTGTCGGAGTGTGTATATATGCAAGTGTAATCGTGGTAGTGCTGTCCGACGGCGTAGGTGATACAACAAGATTCGCACCGTGTCTGTATGCCAATGGGATTGCCGCCGCAGCTGTAAAATTTCTGTTGTCTCCCATTGCTGTATATAACCTGAAATCCAAAAGCGAACAATAATAACTGCCATATTTAACAGCAATTAACCTGTTGAAGTCTGAAGGCAAAGCGTATGTAGCAGTGCCTGATGTTGTGGTGTAAGACTGTGTATCATTAAGCTGGTAAAGTTCTGTCGGAACGGGGTGTATATTTACCAGTTCTTTATATGCCTCGTTAATATAAACATTTAATTCTGTATCAGAATAGAAGCCCTCTGATTCTCCGTCTTCGTTAAGCATTCTCCTGACATAGTCTCTGATATTTTCCAAATCCATGAGACCTCCTTAAAAAAGGGGCGGGTGTTTCCGCCCCATAATAACTACGGATTAACAATCATAAACTGATAGATTCCACCGTTCTCCGCAACATTGGTTGTAACAAACATTGTGTCTGTTTTGCAAGTGGCAGATAGAATCGTAGCACTGTCAGGCGCAGTCTTCCATGTTACAAAAGCAAAAGCGCCATCAGATATCTTTGTGTTTACAAATGTATCACAAGTCTTGTCTGTTCCAAATGTATCAACATCAAGAATCCTTATGGTGTCAGCAAGTGTCATTCCTGACATAACCTTGAGAACTATTGTTGAATCTTTTGCAGATGTAATAAGAGTTGAAGATGTCAGCGAAGCAATGGCTCCAACAGAAGTTGCAAGAGTGTCTATTACTGCCGAGTCGCAATTCAATTCATATCCAGCGCCTATTGTTATATCTCCGTGAGATAAAAACGCATCTGTTGAATCAAGTATTACATACCCAGCAGTCAGTGCTGTTATTGAACCAACCGCTATTACTGCCGTATCAATTACTGCCGAATCAGCATATAGCTCTTTACCGGCACCTATTGTAAGGTCGCCTGTAACCAGCCCACCAGCTATTGTATCAGCTGTGATTGTATTGCAAGTTATGTCGTCAACTGTGATGTCGCTTGTAGCAGAGTTTATTGCACCAACAAAAACGCCTTTAAGCGTGTCGGCAAACAACACTCCCGTAGCTCCAACAGTTTTTCTCAAATCCAAAACCGTTGTTCCTGCACCCATTACTGCAATAGCAATCGCAAAAACAAGAACAAAAGCAAATATTTTTTTCATCCTTTACCTCGTTAAGTTAAGGCGGGACTAAAAAGCCCCGCCAGTTTTTTACCGAATACTATGCTCCGGGTGTTCCAAGTATGTAATGCGGGTCAACCCAACCAGTTGCATATCTTGAAACGAATATCACAACTACCCTTCTGTGTTCTGGATCGTTCACAACCTCGACAAAGAGATTCTTTCTGTTTCCAAAAACAAGCCCGTTTCCGTTCGGGTCATCTGCCATCAAGAACCAAGCATCTGTATCTGTAAGATACGGGTTGCTTATGACCTCGATTGAATGCTCTCCCCTGATGTAGTTCGTTGTGTTTGTCGAAACGAACGGCTGCAGATTTGACTGGAGAACCTTGTATGCTGTCGGCACATTGTCAGGAGCAACCACAAGTTTCTTCGGCTGCAGGTTCATCGGGATTCCTTTGTCATCAGTAAACTTTGACATCTGAACTATCGCATCTTCAAGTGATGTGTAGTCAAGGTCTGACGCTGTTGTCAAAACATTTGACCATGTCGAACCACTTGAAAGTGTGTGTGAAGCAGAGCAAAGAATTACTCCGTCATATCCACCAGTGTATGTAGCATTGAACGCTCTGTTCAAAAGGTTCGCAGAGTGAGTTTCTCTTGTAGCCAAGTCTGACAGTGACATATGTCCTGCCGCTGACTGCAGCTTCTGAGTCACTCCATACATGTCATCCTCAAGCGTGGACTTGCCTATGTTGATTCTTGCCATGTAATCAAGCGCTGTAAACCTTTTCTGACCAAGTTCCTCAATGTTGTGTTCGTCAACTGATTCTATGTTGTCATAGCCCTCAGTCATCAGCCCAGTTCCATTGAAAACTGTCGTGTCGAGATAGAGACCCTTCATCGGCTTTACATTCAAATACCTTGAATAAATCTCTTTGTGTCTCGGATATGAGTTCTCAATAACCTTATCAAGTCCTTCCTTGAAAATATTGAGATACGCATTTATGTCCGTGAAAGTTGAATGTGTATGAGTCATATTCTCCTCCTAAACCTTTGGTTAGTCAAGCAGATAACGCTTGTTAACTATCACATAACAAGTCGTGCTTAATGTTCCGTTTTCGATACCGTCAGGTGTTCCAACTACTTGGAATATATCCTGAGAACTTGCCGCAAGATTTACAGTAAACGAACCTGTCGTTCCTGCAAGGTCAAAGCATGAAGCTGTTGCAGTGAAAAAGTCTGTGATTGCCACAGTCGTCGATGCCGTCGCTTTGAACTTTGTGTCGCCCTTTGCAAGCCAAATGTCAATGTAATAGTTGCCTGAAGCGGCACTTGTTACTGACTCAGCTGCAAATCCGAGAATAGCTGCGGAACTGTTCGCAACAGCTATTGCCACCAATCCGCTTGACAATATTACTGGGTCTCCCTTTGCTATTGTCTGTGAAGCCGCCATCTTCCACCTAAGGGTCGGGGCTCCGTTTCCTACTGGATAAAATGATACGCCCATGTGTCCTCCTACTTATTTTCTTTGTTAAGCCCAAGAGCTTTGTTTTTCTTTTCTATCGCTTTCATTCTCTCCTCTGTAACCTTTTCCTTTTCTGATTTCTTTACATCATACTCTTTAACGGGGATTGCGAGGAGAACCATTCCACCTCTGTCAACATATTGAGAGCCGTCCCACTCAAATCCAACGGTCTGTGCCACAGGAATCTGTCCCTGTTTCGGCTTTATCCATCCATTGCCCATGTGTTTTCTAACCTGATCAGGCCTTGCCCTGTATGTCTGCCAAGAATCTTTCTTGACTTCTTCTTTTTTAATTTCCTCTGCCATAATTCCTCCTACTTGTTTTGTGCTTTTATTACTTCTTCATCCGTGAGTCCAAACCAATTTCCAAGTCTCTGTTCTATTTCGTCAAGCTTTGGCTTAACGGCAGAAACTCTTGGGCTTGATACTCCCGCACTCTCTTCCTTAGGCGGAACTGGTTTATATTTCACAATCTTTTTCAAATTGTTTATTTCAACCTGTGCCTTCAAATACTCCATCATAGTTTCTATGTCACCAGTCGCAAATTTTTCCTGTTTTTTTGCCGGCAACGAAGAAAACATATCCGCCATTTCTTTCGAGATTTCCTGAGCCCCATTGAGTTCTATCCAGTCGTTTATTTCCTGTGTCCACTTCTCCTGCTCTGTCCTTGCGGATTCAGTCTCGGACCTAGACTTCTCTTGGAACTCAGTAACCGCCTGTTCTTTCAACTGCTGTATAAATGCCTTCGGGTCATCATACAGTTTTTTTATAATTTCATCTTCAGGCTCTTCCGCCTTCGCAGGTTTGGACGCCTTCAATGATTCAATTTCTTTTTTAAGTTTATCATTCTCAGCATTCTTTCTTGAAGAATAACTCTCTATGTGCGTATATGACTTAGAAATTTTCTCCAAAGTTTTATCAATGTCAATATCACCGCTCTCACCAAAGACTCTGAACTTTTCTGGGATGAACGAATATTTGTCTTCTTTTTTGTCAAGTGTTTCGTCTTTCTTTTCATCACCAGAATCTTTGTCTTCTGACTTTTTGTCATCATTTTCTTTCACTTTCCCTTTCTCGTCCTTGTTTTCGTCTTCTTTCCCTTGCACTTTTTCCTTTCCATCGGATTCCTCCTTTGGTTTTTCGTTAAGACCCATCATCTCTTTTATTGCTTCTGCTTGAGGGTCTATCTTTTCTTCATTGTCCTTTACAGGATTGTTCATTTTTGCTCCTTGTTCGAGTTAATTTTCACCGAATATAAATAAACACTTCACAACATTACCAGTGCTTTTATCGTTTGAAGCTCCACCTTTTACTGACACTGCTATTGAATCCATACCTTTCATTGCATCGCCAGTTCTTGTGGGTATGTCATAAATCTTAGGCAACCTGATTGAGTCCGAGTTCAAAATGTATGGTAATGAATCATACTCTGACCACTGCGTTATTCCGCTGAAATGATATTTTACTTTAAGCAATATCTCCTGAGAATCGTTTGACAAAGCAGCCGCCGTGTCAACCCAAAACAATAGCTTCATACAATCGGGATTGAAAAGATTTGCACCATTCGCTCCCTGCAACTTCTTGTATGAAGAAACATCAAGAGATTTTACAGTATCACCCGTTGACTTTATCGTGTCATTGAGAATCGTATAGATTCTGCTGTTCATGGCAAATGTTGATATTGCAAATACAAGCATAATAAGAAACAATACATTACGCTTCATGTTCACTCCTGTTTAATTTTTTGTCAAATATATCATTGAGGTCCGTCAAAACCTTCAAAGAACCTCTCAGTTCATCACCGTTCGTCTTCTTACTCATAAATTCCATTATACACAATTCTTTTAATTTGTCAAGTATATTATTTAACTTGACATTTATTTTATAATGCTTAATGGTTTCGAGTTCTTCCGCACTCACAATCGTTTTGTCATCCATTAAAACCTCCATTTAATGAATTAAGTGGGTTGTTTGCTTCACTGCGCTGTAACCTTGCGTTCTCCATCGGACTCGCAGCCATGTCTATTCCTGCCTCGCCGCCATTATTTATTGCGCCCTGAGCCAACTGCTGCTCGATTCTACCCACTCCCTCAACACCCTGCGACTTTGTCAACCTGTCAACATTTATATTCGGAAGACTTGCCATTGAAATCATATATTCAAGTAAATAGTCTTGGTCTATGTCAGGTCTATTGACAAGCATATTGTAAAGTGCAACTGCTTTATTATACAAAATATCTTTATTCTCAGCGTTTGCACTTCCGACAAATGAATACTTGTAGCTCTTTGCAAACATTTCGGGGGTCATGGTTATCCATGTATCAGAACCTTTTTCATCTCTGCCTCTGACAAATGCCTCATCGTCCATAAACTGATGGTTCAATTCTATAAACCAATCAGCCAGTCCCTGTAGTGTCGGCTCCATCATGTCAACCTTCAACAGCAACTTTGTATTTCCCGCTTCTTGAATCTGATAGACTCCGGCTGCTGTCTCCTGTCTAACGGGTGCGCCTCTCTGATAGCCGGTCATGCTCGTAAGGTCTTCCATTTTCATCTGCAATTTTTCTATCAACGCAATTCCTGAGTTTGTCTGTATTGCCGGAATCTGCAATGGAACAACCTCGCCGGGTGCGTCACAGTGAACAACCCTATTATCCATATCTACAAGCGCCTTCTCGTCTATTTTAACAGTGTCAGGAACAAGCAGTTTTACTTTGAGTATCGACTTCATGTAATCATAAAGCATCATGGTCATAACATCTTCAAGCTCCTGAAACTTAATGCCCATTTCAACATCACCGAATCCATACGGTGTATTAAAGTCAATATAATTCGGTGCAAAAATAAAAGGTATCTTCTTATTCCAAAAAGGATTTGGGTCGTTTCTAAGTAAGATTGTCTTGTCAGCCACAACTACAAGTCTATCAGCTTCATAATAAACAAGCAGTTCTACGAGTGGGTCGTATCTGTCATAAGATAAATCCTTGTCCGTATAGTTGTTTGCATCATCTGTTGACTGTCCAGCCATTTGATTAAGCTGTTTTATAGACTCGGTTGTCGCTTCCGACTGATTATTTCTTGAAGTTTTATATTTCACAAGCTCGTCAAGGTTCATATACTGCTCTCTGTTGTTCAGCAACTGAGACAGTCTTCTTTTTATCTTGTGAAACACATATGATATGTCGTCAACATTCTGTGCGTCAGGGTCGGGATATACATCCATTACATCTACTGCTTCAAAGTATGGTCTCTTCTCTATAACATTCTCTCCGTTTACCATTGTTCCGCCATCATACAGGTCTCTGCGTCTATTTGCCAACATTTCTTTCTGATACCAACCGACTTTTATCACTCCTGTTCCGTAAATCAGCACCTGTTTTAAGAATCTTGCAAATTTATTTTTGTATTTATTATCTTTGAGTGTCTGAGTCAGCCAGTTTTCTATAATTTTTGAGTTTTCAAATGGAGTTTCAGGATTCGCAGGGTCAACCGTGATTACTTTTTCGTCATGAAACATTATCCTGAACATTTTTGCCATAAGATTCTCTATTAAAATAAACAGTGTGGTAGTTTTTATCGCCTTACTCTGCTTTTTACCTGATATAGTGTATTCGCCTATGTAGTGTTCATATGCGTCAACCCACTTTGCCTCTCTCTCGGTTCTCTTGTCGTTCTTTGAAGCAAGGTCAAACCTATCCACTATCATTGAGACTACTTCGCTGTCCTTTAATTTATCCCAGTCAGTCAAAGAGATAAGCCCAGTCTCTTCGTTCTTGATTACTTTTGTAATTGTTTCACTCATTTTCTCTGCTCCTTAATAATTATAGTTTCCTTTTGCACCTGCATACTCGTCACTGTCTTCTTCGTCCTGTTGCACGATTCTATTTCTTACTCTTTCCCATATATAATCAACTTTCTTTTTTATCTCATCTTTTTTCTGATCAAGTGCGCTATAATTAAACCGCTGTTCGCTTCCGAATATAGCGTAACTCAGTGCGTCTATCACATCGTCGTGTTTCCCGAGCGGAAATGTATACATCTCTTCATACAGGGTGGTAGTTCCGTCATCATCTTTCCTTAAAAACAATTTTCCCTGCTCGACCGTTGTTTTGACAGACAGCTTTATTCTCTCTTCTTTCTTCTTGCCACCGTGTGAAATGGGTTTGAGAATAAAGTGTTTACCGATTCTTACCATTTCGTTTCTAAACAGTGTCTCAAACATGGACTGCAATCCTGCACGCTCGTATATCAGGAATCTCGGCATCCATCTGACACACGAATACATCGATTCGCTTATTGTCTTCATTATGTCCGCAGTCTTGAATCGTATGACATCAAGGACATAAATATTTCCTGTTTCTTTTTCGCAACCGATAGTCACGATAGCGTTATAGTCTCTATGATTATCAGACATAGCTTTTTCGCTGGAGCTGAGTGCAATATCTACCGAGATATATTTTGTCAAGTTTTTATCTTCAATATCTTTTTCGGTGAAATATTTTATCCTGTCAACAGGAATCTCTCTGTCGTCATCAGACATTACCTCGTTCATGTATTCTTGCCTGAAGCTTCTTTCTCGTCCTTCCTGTTTGAATGTCTCACGCATTTTATCCCAATACTCGACTGTATATCTTGTATTCCACAAGCTCACCCTCTTCCCTGTCTCATCTTCTTCCACGCACGACCTTTTAGTCACATCCCAAATTCCATTCAACTTTGGGTCTAAAAGATTTATCAGGAAAGAATCATAATGTAATATGGTTCCGGTTACAATCATCTTCGGGGCGCCGCCGAATATTGCGTCAGAATAAACATCTCCTTGTTTATCCAATGCCGGATACACCTGTTCAAAAAAGTATTTTTTTATTTCTTCCCTTCGCCCTGCATTTTTAACCTGTTCGTCATCTTCAATATCGTCGGCAACTATGTAATCAGGTCTATACTGCAAGTATCTTGTTCCTCTCAGAGACTGTCCAACCCCGAACGGCTTGACCATTTTTCTGTCAATGATATGTCCTTCGGTATCCTTGAACACAAACTCCAATCCATCCATTCCCCAAATCTGTCCACGAACATCGCCATACACTGCCTTCAAGAAATTATTTGTCTCAAACTCAGTCATCAACGGCAAAATATATCCCTGCTTTGCCTTGTCCACGCTGTTCCCAATATCAATAAAATAATGGTTCGGTTTGGTAATTATATGCCATGCTTCCAACATCAGTTGCATTGTTGATTTTCCGTGTCCTCTCGGATGAATCAACGCCTTTTTTATCTTGTCGCTCATCACTATCCGGCATGACTCTTTGTGAAACTCGGCAAACGGGGTAAATACATAGTGCGGGAAACTCATAGCTGCAAAGAAATAAAAATCCTCAGCCATCTTCTTTCGAAGCAAGTCTATGTCAACACCATCGGTAACAGCTCTAAGGTTTCTCTGTGTATTCGATTTCCTCGACATCAGGTTTCACAATCTCCTTGCGTATTATTTCCTTGTCATACCCGCACATCTTCGACGCCTTATCCAAATGCTCCACCAATACTCTAACCGTATCAACACTTTTAACCTCACTCTTCTTCGCATAACTCGGATGCAACTTCTCCACCAATTTCAAAGCGTAATTACCCTGCTCCAACGGCAATCTCCTCTTCGCCTCATAATCCATCATTATCTTATACGCCGCATCCAGCTTCGCCCTGTCCTCATCACTCATCGCAGCCAACTGCTTCTGTATGTCTATAAATGTAACCCTATACGCACTCTTCATCTTCGCATTCTGCTCGTTCACAAACTCAGCCAACATCATCTCATTCGCCCAACAAAATGAATACACCCGCTGCTTATCCTCTATACTCAATTCCGCAAAATCATACCTGAGAATTTCCTTTTCCATATCCATATTATACCACATTATCTTTATTTGTCAAGACCATTATTTAACACGAACTTATTTTATATGCGAATTTTAGGAGACGGGTATCATATATAAAACCCCCCGTGTGTCAAGGCGGGGTGGTGCCCTCAACTTTACATAATACATATTATCATACCATTGATTTATTGCTTAACATACGAACAACGCAACATTTAACCTTTTTCAGTGTTTTGTCAAATGCTGAATTGTCAAAAAATGAGAGCTTTCCCGCCCTGATCGTAACCGGCTTGACATCTTTATTGGAGTCCTATCATATTTATAATTATATAATTAAATAATAATATAATATAGTTAAGTAAATATAACATAATATGATAAGATAATAATATCTTAATAGCAGATAGTAATATACTAAGATAATAAGAATCTAACAATAT